AGGCAAGGCAAGCGAAAGAGAGCTATTGTCTGCAAAAGCAGAACTAGCTAACAAACAAAATGTTAAAGCCATTCTCATGTAGGTTCACCATCTAATCTTGAACATATCCTAGAAGATATTAAAGTTCTAGAGGTATTTGTCCTTTTTACTTTTGAGGTGGTGCAGAGATACACAGCCTCATCCATGTCAATTTCTCGTATGTATACATCAAAAGATTTATGCTCTTTGTATTCAACCTTTATAATTCTATACGTTGTAGAGAAAGGTATGTTCATCCAATTTAAATCAAACAAATCAATCTGGTAATACTTTATCTCTTCTCTAGAATTAAAGAGAGACATCTCCACCTTGACCACGTTTTTAACGTGAGATGTTTTTATTTCAGGGTACGCAGGCGTCATTTCGTGCGCGGACGCACCAAAAGTAACTAGCATACCTAATGTGATTAACTTACTTAGCAATACAGCTTGCCTGCACCACCGCAGTGTAGGTCCCACCTGGCAATGGTTTAGCTGAACCATAAGTCGCACTAGATGCAGTGCTGAACCATGTTGACCCTGCCAATGTTAAGTTAAAGTTTGTAGTATTACCCACCACTGTCTTAGCCGCCTCGTAGGCTGACATCCCAGAGACAGACGTTTGTGTGACACTTGTACTACCTGTCCACGCTACTGTATCTGTCAGAGAAGGAGACGAACTAAAAGCTGTTGGGTGCGTTATACTAGCTATATAAGCATCTGCTATTGAAACGTCATACCTAACAATAGGTAGTATGCCACCATCCGCAGGGGTTGTGCTTAGTTTGCTTGCAATTGGGTTTCCGTATGCACCTGATTTAGTTGTTTGGATAACACATTTAGCTTCTACGCTTCCTGTGATTTCTACGTTTGCTAGTGCAGGGAATGCACATAGTGAAAGTATTGCTATAGAATATTTCATTTTAGACCTCATTGGTTATACTGCATATCGATCATCTCTTCGTGCAGAATCTGTTGTGCCAAATTATTACGCAAGCCTTTCTTGTTATCTGATATCTGTGAATCAGCAAGAGTAGGGGCATCATTATAAGCACCACCATTTATAGATGCATTGTAATACATATTGATGTTAGTTTGCTGATTGATAGCCATGATAATTTGATCTTGTCCTTGCGTTTTAAATAAGGTCAACGCATTGGCAGATGCTGTTAGCCCTAATTCAATTCTAGTTTGCTCTTCTTCTTCCTCTTCAGAAAGAATTAGATTACCATCTTCATCATACTCAAAGTCGTTATCGGCGTCTATAGCACCCATAGCCTCGTCATCTTCTAGTACATCATACACTTCAACCACAGGTATTACTGGTATTGGCTTAACATACCCTGGGCATGATGGATTTAATTGTGGGTCAAAGCATTCATCAATTCTATAGCTATATACAACCAAAGGATCTGTCACACTTCCCTCGCCTTCAACAGTAATTGATCCATCACCCCACTTAGAAGAGGCTACATTAGCTAAAGGGAAAGACTTGACGATTGTATTGCCAGGCACTCCAGACCAATCATCTGTTGCGCTAAACGTGTACCCTTCACCTTCCGCATTTAAGTTACGGACGTGGACTTTCATATCGTCTTCTGGGTTTTTTACTGTGGTGTATTTGTATAATAGGCCATTTATATCTAAGCCAGGTATGTCAGGCAGAACAGAACTCATACCCCAACTTAGTGATGTGGATGCGGCATTCCCAGTTGTTCCGTAGCTATACGGATCACAAGAAGAGTAAGAAGGCCAAAGTGCTAATAATAACACTAAGACCTGTTTTTGTTTCAATGTTTTCATTAAAAATCTTTTTCATTGGATTGTTTTGTTCTCGCTCAATAGTCTGCTTAACTGTCTCCATTTCCCACGCAACTCTGGCCTTATCTCCCACCAACCCCATGTATGGACATGGCGTCCCCGCGTTGAGCATGGCGTCAAAAACGCGAGAATCTTGGCAAAGGGCCGAAATTGCGGCTACCTTCATTCCCATATTATAAAGAGCCTTTGCGTTTTTTAGTTTTTCGCAGTTCATATCTCGTACAGTTCGACCTGCTGAGATACCTAATATTTGTGTTTGCACTGCACCTGCAACACCTACAGTACACAAGTCAGAGTTACTCGTACTAATTTGTGGAGAAATTGCAGAGGGTGGTGGACTGTTTATGGTAGTTTCCATAGTGCCAGTTGATGTCACTGTGCTATCAGACTTGATTGTATCGTTATCATTAGCAAAAGCAAAACTACTACTTAATAAAAGTAATGCTATTACAAAGAAACGTATCATTTTCTTTCTACCAATCGATCTAGCTTTTCTTCTATACGATCAAACTTACTCATAATTTGACCTAATACTTGAGATGAATCAGCCTTAGTGACATACTCTTTAGCTAACTCTTCTCTAGTTCTGTTTAGCAAAATTGTGACACGCTTCAGTTCTTCATGGTGGGCTTTAATCCACCATATTAAAAAACCAAACCCTGCGGTTAAACCAATGTTCCAAAGCGCGTCCATTTGCATTACTCAGACGCCTCTTCTAGAGAAGTAGATAATCTTAATATAAATGCCTCACGACCAATATTTAATTGGTCTAAATTAAATCTGGCGTTATCTAATTTACGTCCTAAGTCGTTTACATGATTTAACATTATCTTTTGCTCATCAGTAAAGTCATCGACGTTGTATTCTTTTTCATTGATTGTAATGAGGTTCTTTTCATTTTTACCCATTGTAATCTCCCGTTAGTGTTTAAATTAAGAAGCGGTGTATCCGTTTCCTGCTGTGATAGCCGCATCTGCCGCTGTCATACTTTCGTCTGTCCAGTAATCTTTAGCAACCATTAGTTCTAGGTGCTGAGTATTACGATCCACACAGTCTTGTCGATCTGCCGCATCATCATCTGCCATAGCATTACCTGCTATCACGTCATTGATAAGTGCAACTGAGTCACCCATTGCTGAGTAGTTCTGTGCAATTTGTTCTGTTGTTAACTCATCCATTGGTTTATCCTTCTAAAGCTGTAATACGAGCCTCTAGCTCTTGGATTGTTTTTACTAATAGTGGTACAAGTTTAGACTGATCTATACCTTGCATTACTGCATTGCCATCATCATCAACTTCATTGTGTGTGCCATGTACTGCTTCTGGTACAACTGCTTGTGCTTCGTGTGCTAAGAAACCATCAACTGTAGTGTCAGCATCAGATATAAAGTTAAACCTTGCTGGCTTGAGTTGCTTTAATCTAGTTGTAGCATCCCATGTGTAGTCTACGTTTTCTTTAAGTCTGTAGTCTGATGATGTGTTGTAAGATGTAGATGAGGACGCTATGGATATTGACCCAACCTGAGTGCCACCACGTTCAAGTCCTAAAACAGCACCATCGTTATTTCTATTAAATCTTGCACAAAGGCCATTATCTCGACCAATTCCTAAAAACCCATTAGAAAGAAGGCGCATACCTGTTCCATCATTTGTTGTGTCAGGTGCGCCACTAGAACCAGTATTGAATGTTCCAATACCAATATGCCCTGACGAGTCTATGTACATCCTAGCATTACCCTCCCCATCAGACAGCACGATGTTGTTGCTTGAAGTGCGGATGTCTAAGCCACCTTGGTTGCCAGCAAAGTTTCCAATTATAGTGTTATTGTTGCCTGTGGTCATGCTATAACCGCAACCCTGTCCTAAGAAAGTATTTTTAATTCCACTTGTTACACTATAGCCAGCACGATCACCAAATGCGGCGTTGTATCCACCAGTTGTACTATAAAGTGCTTGATAGCCAGTAGCAGTGTTGAAGTCTGAGGTGGTGTTGGAGTAGAGGGCATCTGAGCCAGAAGATGTGTTGTAGTTGCCTGTCGTGTTAAGACGCATTGCACGATAGCCATAGGCCGTGTTGTGAGTACCTGTGGTGTTTTGATTTAGCGTATAGTAACCCGTAGCAGTTATTGGCTGACCAGTAGTATTATTATACCCAGCTTGATACCCAACTGCTGTGTTGGCATCTGCGGTGGTATTAAGGCCTAGTGCTGTATTGCCCAAAGCTGTATTATAAGAACCTGTAGTATTGCCCTGTAAAGCATCAGACCCTATACCTACATTATGTTGTCCTGTTGTATTTGAAGTAAGAGACAGTCTTCCAACGCCAACATTAAATGACCCTTCTGTGTTAGATGTTAATGCCTTTGCCCCAAATACTGTATTAAAGTTTCCTGACGTGAGACTATCCAAAGCAGTATCACCCAACGCCACGTTATCTGTACCAGTGGGATAATTCCCGTCCAGCTTGATTGTGCCTTGCGATGAAAGGCCGTTTGTAAATTCTGGTGCGCCTGTGCCATCGGCATCTACAATGGCGTCTGCTCTTAGTTGTGACATATTACGCTCCTAGTTATATTTCTTGTGCATCCATAGCTGTCTGGTATGCAGTCTTCACTGCGTCTGTCCAAACTGCATTGCATATTGCTTGTACTTCTGTTGACTCACTTGAGATGTCAGTGTCACCCCATGTATCACCTGATTTAGTTGAGCAAGCTAATGAGTGGCGATGGAATGATCTGCTGATCTCTGTTCCATCTCTAGCTATCACTGTAGCTGTACGAATTTGCACATGCTTGTGATCTCCAACGACTTCAATCTTATCTTCTACTGTTGTTTCTGTAAGTGCCATATTGGCCTCCTTTGTTTTATCGTGGCATTATTGCCACCTGTCCAACCCAATCTCTGAAAGGGTTATTGGTCTGTTAAGTAAGTTCCACTAAATGATAAATTAAATCCATTTCCAGCATCATTGCCTGTAAAGTTTGTCCTGTTAGTGGTTGTTCTTCTGACAAATGAGCCAGTTGTGCCATTAGATGCCATTACAAACATAGGTGTCGCCTGTTGTGAACTAGCAGTATAAAAGAATCCATTAAGAGTAGATTCAGCTACGCCTGTATTAGCAACGCTAAATGGGAATCCGTTAAGTTGTAATTTATTACCATTCAAAGACCCACCACTTAATATAATATGGAAAACTATATAAACTTTATTACCTACTTTAGTGTAATAACCACTTCGAGTATTATATGTTGGGTTTAAAACGCCCCAACCATTTTCGACGGCTGGAGTAAAAGTGCCTTCTTCATAATCTTCCAACTTACTAGACCGACTGTCGAACTGGATACCGCCTGTTAAGAAAAGATTTGTAAATGCTAAACCTTCGTCACCTAATTCAACATTACTGTTATAACCACCAGTAGCATCACAAGGTATAATTCTGTTATTATCTTTATCAAACTGTAATCCAAGACCATCGGCAGTAGCAAAGTACATTCTGTCGTCACTAACAACCCCAATATTACCTACAGCTGCGCCGTCTTTGCGGAACTCTGCAATTTCGCCATCTGAAGTATTGCGATTAAAGGTAGCTGTCTTTCCGCTTGAGCGTGAAACGTAAAGCCCACCATCATTACGAATAGAAAAACCTGTAGTAGTATTGCCAGCCCCCACTGCTGTTGAACTAGACTGACCTACCAACAAATTCTCATCACTATCAATCGTAAGTGCTGTGGCGTTACCATTGTCGTCAATGCTTGGTGAGCCAGCTCCAAGTGTTATACTTTCATCAGGAAGTGTTATTGTTCTATTCGTGTTCGAATTTGGAGAGGCTATTGTAAATACGCCTGACCCACTCCCATTTGGTGTAAGTGCTATCTTACTCATGTTAAGCCTCCAATGCTTCTACCCTAGTCTTTAGGGATGCTATTTCTGTTAATGCTTCTTGTAATGCCGCTGTAAGTAATGGCACTAACTTGCTTTGGTCTATGCCTTGGTAGACAGGGATTGTGTTGCCATCATCGTCTAGTTTATTATCCCCAACAGAAACACCATCTGGTAACTCTTCATCATCTTTCCAGACTTCAACTTCGTTATGTGTGCCAGCTATTGCTTCTGGTACTACTGTTGCAACTTCGTGAGCTATAAAGCCATCTACTACTGTATCAGTACCATCAGCTATAAAGTTAAAACGTGATGGGTTAAGTTGATTAACTCTTGCAGATGCACCTGTTAAGTCTACTACGTTTTCTTTTAGTCTGTAGTCTGAAGATGTAACAAAAGATGTGGCAGAACCATTGGTCATAATATAACCACATTGTCCATTAGGGTTGTAAAAGCGATAATGATAACTAAATCCTGTTGCATCAGAACTTGAACGTGCGCCACTTCCAGTAGGATTAATTTGAACACCATCACTTGCACCTGTTGTACTAAATGAACCTATGTCAATATTACCATCACCCCTGATACGCATACGCACTGTGTTAGCACTATCAGATTTAAAATCTAAATTACCATCTTCACTATAAATACCAAACTGTCCACCAGCAGTATCTTTTAGTGTTATCCCTACTGTTGTATCTCCACCTTCAATGTGAAGTTTTCGACCACTATCAGGATCGCCGTTAATACCAATGTTACCAGATGGCGATATTTTCATACGTTCTACGCTGTTAGTTTTAAACGCCATTATACTATCGCCATAGTCTGCACTAAGCGTAACTTTGCGGTCAGTTCCGCCAACATAAACTCCAAATGCATTATACATAGAGCCGCCAGAATGAGCATTATCAACTAAAAGTGTTCTTGTTTCTGTGTTTACGCCAGATGAGATTGTCATCTTAGACGCTGGCGAACTCGTACCAATACCAACGTTTCCTCCTGCTGACATATCAATCGTCATTGCTGTAATGGTTGTGCTACCATCAATACCTTTAAATAAAATGTCTTTGTCAGACACCTCACTTGAAATAACAAAATCAGTTGAACTATTTTGAAGGCTACTAATTAATGTGCCGCCATCTTTAAAATATATACCTCCACCATCAGCATCAAGTAAAATATTTCCTGCAACGTCTAGTGTTAAGTCGCCTGTAGTATTATTCAGATAACTATTAGACCCATCATGATAAATCTGTAGGTCAGAGCCAGTACCGAATATGGCTTTGTCGTTGTCAGCAAAGGTTATATCGTCAGTAGTAGCACCACCTGGTGTTGTAATTCCGTTTGATCCGTCGAGTGTTATAGCCATATTAAATCACCACATATCTTGCGCCACTAGAAACAGTAACAGTAACACCAGAATTTACTGTTATTGTCCCAGTGGACATTGCGTTTTTATCAGCAGGAATTGTGTAATTAACAGATACTGTCTGGTCATTTTCATAGAAAACTGCATTACTTCCTCCACCCGATGCTCCTCCACCAATTGATCCCCATGCAGAGCCATTATAGCCTTCAAAAGATGTATCGGTAGAGTTAAATCTTAACATACCAGCAGATGCGCTTCCATCTCGTTGCGCTGTTGTTCCTGAAGCTACAATTGAAGATCCTGTAGCCGATGTTTTTGTTGTCACTTTACTTAAAGTAGAACCATCACCAGTGTAGTTTCCTGCCGCAGATGTTCCTGTAACAGTAAGGTCATCGTCAACTAAAAGATCTACAACAGATAAAGTTGCAAAAGCATCTACCATTTTAGCGGCAGATCCTACGCCATCAGAATATATTGCTTTGGTTTGTCCATTAGCAATTGTAACTGTTGCTCCAGATCCTTGCTTAATAATAATATTCTGAGATCCACTTGTGGCATTTTCAATAAACCACATCTTGCTAATAGTGTTTGGGCCTATTGTGATTGTACACGCCGAGTCCAAAGTACCTGTGTACTTTAAGAACATTGACCGACCTGGATCAGTTGCACCATCCGCTATTGTTGTTGTGTGAGTATCAGCATTTGTTGTTATGGCTTCTGTGCCATAAGAAAAAGCCTCTGATATCAATTCAAGGTTTGTATTCGTTACTGTACCCCATGAGCCTGACTGATCGCCAGTTGCCATCTCATTGAGGCGAAGGTCATTTACATAGGTAGAAGTCATACTAGTCTATCCTTACTATTGCTGTGTTTGCTGTTTGAGCTGGAAAGATAATTTTAAATGTACCACCAGCAACCGAGAAGTCACCACCAAAATCTAAAACTGCAATGGCTCTATCTCCGTCAGTGTCATTATATATCAATGCGCCACGAGCCGTGAATGTAGCTGATGTCCACTCAGGATCATCACTATCAAAACATCCGCTTGTTCCGTTTTCAATTACAGATGCGTTTGCCAGTGTTGCTCCACCAGCAGTGTAACCTGCACCAGAAACTTCGTTAGATGTTGTGTAAGTATCAGTAGTAGCATCTAAACTTGCACTACTTGTGTAGAGAGCGATCTTTATTGTATCACTGTCTAAATCATGTAACCCAAGCATTACATCTTTTTTAAATTGGGTACACATTGCTTGTGTAATAGCCATTATAAACCTCCGTTATATTCTGCCGCATAATCGCGTTGCATCTCTTGTACAAATAATTTCACCGCTTCGTCAAATTGTGTTTTATAAAGAGCCAATGTCTCTCCAGCCTTTAAAAATGCCGATGCCTCATATAGACACGCTGATAGTAGCACATTTTCTGCGTTGTCGCCAACCCATGTGTTAGAATTAGTTGAACTTAGACCAACTTCTGGTGCAATGAAGTCTACTTGATATCCGTCAGCCGCATTTGGTGTTGGAGCTATTGTTATTGTAGTACCAGATGTGTTTGCTGATTTTGTGCTGTAAAACTTTGGTGTTCCTTGCGTAGTTGCGTTAGGCCAATAATCTCGCAAGTAAGAGTCAACTCTATGATCTAAATATGATAAGATATTTGAGCTAATTACTGATACTTGCCTAATCATTCGCGCAGATGCCACTACATAGTCATTTGTACCTACAACTAAATTAGCACTCGTAGTTTTCCTAAAGCAAGGTAAGTTAGGCAATCTCTGAAAAATCATATCTTCAGCTTGTGTAATAATTTCATCAATTGACGCCTGTAGTTCTGTTGAGTCGTCTTCTAAAAAATTTTCTATGTTAGCGACTAAAGTTGTGTAATTCATTTATCTACCCCATTCTCCTATACCGAATGCGTTTTCGCCCCATCCGAAGTTAGTTAAAACATCGGTTGCATCGCCAGTAGCACCTGTACCTGACACACCAGTTTCTGCTAGTGTAATTTCTATAATTTCAGATCCAACTCCACCTGTACCTCCAAGTCCAGATTCTACTAAGCTAATATGTATTGTCTTGCCATTAGACTCGCCGTGATTTCCAACTGCACCTACACCTGAAACTCCAGTTTCATTTAGGTATAATTCTATACCTTCTGTACCAACTGCACCTGTAGCTCCAACACCAGTTTCTGTTAGTGATACTTGTGGCACTTCAGATCCTATTGCACCTGTACTTCCAATACCTGTAATAGACTTGGTAGATTCAAGTGCTTCTGATCCAATAGCACCTGTACCAGCTTGACCAACAGGATTTACTTGGGTGAATATTCTAACTTCTTCAATACCAATTGCGCCTGTACCACCAACGCCTGTCTGTGCAGTGTTCGTAATTTCTAAATACGAATATCCAATATTACCTCTGGATGATACGCCTACAGATGGCCTTAATCTAGGATCTATTGTCCAATCTTGTGTAAACCCAATATAGACAACAACATTTTCTGGATCGTTATCTGGCCTACCATTAAATAAGGCAGTTGCGTCCACAACATTTTTAGCAGGAGTAAGTTGTGGATGTTTTGGTTCGTAATCTTCAGGTGAAACACGCAAGCCATCCCAAGTTGTCTTCAGTTTGGTAT